AATGAAGTTATATAGTAGAAAGGGGTGTTCGTATATACAAATATCCGATAAAGGTTTGTATCATTTGGGGAATGATATATGCGACTTCAAAGTTCCCGCATTTGTCTGCGAGCAGCAGTTACGTGTAAGAACTAAAATACACAAAAGGAAAAATAAAAATGGATTTTGCGACTTGTCGGTGACTGTTGCGTGTCAGCCGAAAAATATGAACGGTCTAAGTCTAGCGAATAGCGAATATAGCTTGGATAACCGAACGAAACTACCGACTAACCTAGTTTATGATGAAAGTAGCGGCGAATAATACCGGCACGGCGAATGCTATTTTGAAATAATAATAATTTCAGAGGATTCCTTCGATGTGTTCATTCCGTAGCTCCAGTTTACGTCTAGTATTATATAATCTTTATACAATGTTCGAATATATTCGCAATTATTATATGTGACGACCCAATTTTTCTTTGTACGTAGTACATCAAATAACAACTTATGGTCAAAATTCTCGTGCATGTCGCCATTATTTCCATATAGTTTCGACTTACTTTCCAAATAATATGGCGGGTCTAAAAACAGCAGTGTTTTGTCGGTGTTGGTAGTAGGCAAACCATCAATAAAATCACGAAAATCCTTATTGTAAATTTCAATATGTGTAAAATCAAGTGACTCAATTCTATCTATCGATGACGGTGTAAACCTTTTAATGCTCGACTCTTCTGAAAACCCGCCTGACAATGTCGACCCACTAAATGAGCATCTATTTATAACGAAATATTGCACGGATTGCTGCAATACATCGTCGTTCAACCCCATAATTGTACCCCTAAATGCTGCAAACCGTTCTTTTGAAACCGATTTTATTTTTCGTAATTCCTCGCACAGAATAGTTTTATTTGACTTTACTTGTTTCCAGAAATTATATAGAGGTGTGAACTTGTCGTTTACGATTAATGCGACGTCATATTTATTCTGTAGATAAAACTCGAATGACCCTCCACCGAAAAACGGGGAAGCAACTGTGTCGAAGCGGCTCATATCAAAATGCTGTGAAATGGCGCTGTCGATAATTTTAGATGCTCGTGTTTTTCCGCCTGGATATCTGAGTGGGGATACATTTGTTGTATGCGTCGTATCCATGTTTTTTTAGATGCAATTGGACGATGGATAATATGTATAATATGTATATGTTAATTATACTTATTTGTTTGAATCAATTTTTTATAATAAACAAGTATTCAACTGTTGCGAAACTTGAACAAACGTAGTACATAGTGGCATATGTTTAATACATGAGGCATTTATATAAGTACACGTACTTCGCAGCCCTCCCAAATAATCAAGAACCGTGTTCTCAAGGAGTCCGCGATAGGGAACACGAATGGTACGTCCCTCGGATGCGCGATATTCATTCATGCCACCGTAGTGCTTATTCATAGCATGCGAAGAACTCATTCCGTAAAAAAGTTTACTTTGTGTACCGTCGGGATTGGTTATAATTTCACCCGGATTTTCGTCATGACCGGAAAATGCACCACCCACCATGACAAAATCGGCACCACCGCCAAATGCTTTTGCCATATCACCTGGACAAGTAATGCCTCCGTCGCCAATAATATGACCACCGACACCATGCGCAGCATCGGCGCACTCCATAATAGCAGACAACTGGGGCATACCTACGCCGGTTTTCATGCGTGTTAGACAGGCACTTCCGGGACCAATACCGACTTTAACAACATCTACGCCGCCATTAAGAATAAGCTCTTCGACAATTTCGCGAGTAACTACATTTCCGGCGACAATGATTTTGTCCGGATATTTTTCGCGAACACGCTTACAAAAATGCACGAGAGATTCAATATAACCATTCGCGACGTCGATGCATATCCAGTTACACGAAATAACGGAAAGAATTTCGGTGAGACGATTATAATCGGTTTCTTGTATGCCAGTGGAAACCATAAAAAGATCGGGATTTAAAATAATATTGTTTTCTGATTGATAAGAGACGAAATCAGTAACAGTATAAAATTTATGCATAGCCGTAATAATTTTAAATTTGGACAACGTTTTATAGACATCGAAAGTTCCGACAGTATCCATATTGGACGCTATAATAGGGATACCTTCCCACGATTTTAGGGATTTGCAATTTTTGAATTTGATAGTTCGCATTAAGTTAATATTTGAACGACTATTAATTGTAGACCGTTTGGGACGAATAAGAACATTGTGAAAATCTAGTTTCAATCCTTCTTCTATTTTTGGCATTATCTAGTTGTAAATGATTCTGATATGTGATTTGTGATATGGATACGGGATATGGGATATGGATACGGGATATGGATACGGGATATAGTATATCTATAAAACAAAGTGAATAAAGTATACGTATCTTATATTACTGGTACATATACTTTTAAATATATTTACTTAGTATTTGTAATATATTATAAAATGTTATAATATATTAATATATTATACATACTATACATATTTATACTAAAAAATGTCGACAAAAAAAACTTTACAACAACTAATGGGTGGAACATCAGATATTAAAGAAGCATTTTCATTTCCAGGTATGGGCGACATATATAGTAAAAATGAAAAAAAAGATGACGCTGAAGGTGGCGCTGAAGGTGGCGCTGAAGGTGGCGCTGAAGGTGGTAAGGGAAATGAGGGCGATAAAAATAAAAATAAAAAACCGGTATCCCCATTGAGTGCAGCAACATCGACGGTACCAGGCAGTAATGTCATCGGTGCAACTTCTGGTAAAACACAGCCCGCGTCAAATACGAAAGCATTAATGGGCGAAACGCAAAACCTTACCACACATAAGATACTTGTCTTTGTTATACACGTTATATTCGCAATAATTATTGCCTATATTTGGGGTATTTTAGGGTCAAATGCTCTTTTTTTAATGACACGCTCAAGAAATGAAAAAGAATATATTTTTCCAACATATCGATATGGTCCACCTTACTGTATAACCGAAAATAAAAATGCGAGCTACTTTAGTTATGGTTTTCCCTATAATTTACTCCCTCGCATATGTACCGATAATAATGTAGCCGATGTAATAAACACGGAAAAAGAAAACATATATTTACTAAATGAAGTGGAACAAGGTGGTGTCGGGAATGGCGTGTCTCAAGCACTATTTAACTACTTATTTAATGCTGTATATGGAGGTCTAGGACAAGGCGCGCGGTCATTAGCGCAAGCATTTTTGAATTTGTTTGACACAACGGATACAGGAAAAGCAGATAACGAAAATTCATGGGATAACATGCAGGCGGCAGGTGGAAGAAAAGCATTAATATTTTTACTTTTCCCTTTCATAGCCCTCCATCTTATACCAATCTTCGGAGTTGTCGCTGGCGTAATGAGTCTGGTATTTGGTATAGTAAGCGACCACCCTTTTTGGGGAATTATTTTCACACTAATTTTTGGTTTTTTTATTGCATTTGGAACAGGTATCTGGATGGCAATACAGACATTCTATATATTCTTTTTATATCCGTGTTTGAATATCAGGAACAAAGCAGACTATGATAAAATATTCATTAATATGAGACCATATATGTTGTTCGTATTTTATGTACTAATTGCATTATATGCTTTTCAAGATTTAGGAAACAGCGGTGGTGCTGGTATAATATTTTTCATCATAGTTGCTTATTTTACAGGGAACGCTACTTAAGATAATGTTATATAATTATTAAACTATGTTATATAATTATCAAACTATGTTAAATATATGTTTATATATTATATATATACGCATATATTGAGATATTAGGCATCGGCGTTTTCATTATACAACAACAATGTCAAAAAGTAAAAGCAAAATCAATAACAACAACAACAATAATGGCGAACTTCCCTTTGTAAGTGTGTGTACACCTACATTTAATCGGCGCCCATTTATTGAGATGATGATAAAGTGTTTTGATAGCCAAGATTATCCCAAAGATAAAATGGAGTGGGTTATTGTCGATGATGGAAGCGACCCTATCGAGGATATGGTGAAGTCGCACCCGAACGTGAAATATTTTAAGTATGACGAGAAGATGACGCTCGGGAAGAAGCGAAACATTATGCATAAAAGGTCGTGTGGTGATATCATAGTGTATATGGACGACGATGACTATTATCCCCCCGAACGTGTGTCTCATGCCGTAGAGCGTCTTATGGGAAGTCCAACTGCTTTGTGCGCTGGGTCGAGTGAAATGTATATTTATTTTAAAGATAATAAAGACAAATGCAAGATGGTGCAGTTTGGACCCTATGGACCTGACCATGCGACGGCAGGAACATTCGCATTTAAACGTAAGTTGCTAAAACAAACGAAATATAACGACGAAGCATGCTTGGCGGAAGAACGCGAATTCTTGAAGAACTATACTGTGCCATTTGTACAACTCGACCCCTTAAAAACAATTTTGGTATTTTCGCATTCGCATAACACCTTTGACAAGAGAACGCTCCTAGAAAATATGGCTGGAAATCAGTATATAAAATATAGCACAAAGAGAGTGGAAGATTTTATAAAGGACAAAGAAATGATAAAATTTTTTGTAGAGGATGTGGAGGATAAGTTACGAGCATATGAACCGGGGAATATAAATATGAAACCTGATGTATTGAAACAGATGAAAGAGTTGGGGGAAAAAAGAAAAAAGATGGAGAAAAAAATGATGGAAGAGAGAGAGAGGAATATGATTTTTTTGAATGCGAATTCGGGGGCGAATTCGGGGGCGAATACGGGGGCGAAGGGAACGGGAGGGTCTACAATCGTGTTTCAAGAAGAGGGGAAACCTCCGCGGGAGTTGAATAACCACCAAGTGGTTGAAATGTTGATGTCGCAGCAAAAACAGCTTGCTCAAATGGGGCAGCTGAAAGAGTTATATGGAAACAGTATGCGCGAAAATGTTCGACTAAAGGAAATCATCGAAACACAGCAGAAGATTTTAGATGATAAAAATGTATACATCAGTGAACTAGAAACGAAAATCTCGGAAAGTAGTGAGGTAATCGTAGTAGATGTTGAAAAATAATATTTTATAAAACTGCTTAAAGAAACAGCTATAATTATAGTAGCAATAAGCACTTTAGTTTACGTACCTTCACCAGAAGAAATAAAATGGTAAAAGATTTGGAAAACACTTACAATCATGATGCGAATGATGCAGTCGAGTCGTGTGACGGAGAAGAAACGCGTTCAAGACACAGTCGGGATAAGAGACCGAGTCGCCGGTCGTTTCCGTCAAATGTACAGGGGCGTTTAATTGTGAATGCTGTTACAGGGGTTGCATATCCTTGGAGGGTAGGTTCAGTATATGAAGATTTGCTTTGGAAGGTGTGTGATGCGAGTGCGAAGCGTGGAAAATTGGACCCTGATTTCTACTTTTATGATTCTCCTAAACAGGCGATTGAGCATAGGCGTTACAGACAGGATGCTTTTTCGGAAGAGTCGTTGAGATGGTGGAAAGAACGTGTTGCAAGGACGACGAGAATGTTAAAGGAGGAGGAGGAATAGGTAAGGCGGTGAAGGGCAGTACAATGCTAAATAATATTTTTTTTATAAATATAACATATTTTTGCATATGTTATATTTCACAATTCTCGTTATCGTGTTGCATTATTCAATCCATCGGTAGGGTCCATCACCTTTCACGACGATATCATTTTTATAGGGTTCGGGATTGACATCACCGCGCTTACCAATCGCCACCCAACTAAATTTACCATTTTCGCCATATACGGTAAATGAACCGCTCTCGTCAACCTCGGAAGCATTATACAGTTTAAGTTTTCCGTCATATATACCGGTTACAGTGACAGTAAAATCAGACGCCCATCCGGGAATATAGTCCGGTAAGTTTATGGCGACGGATGCGTCGTTTGTGATTTCGGATTTCCCGCGATAGTAAACACCTACTTCGGGACCTTCTAAACAAGTATGGACTAAATATTTGTCGTTATCTTTGGGATGGTTGATAATAAATGTCTTACCTTGCTCAAAGTACCATGCATTTGTAACATTATTATATTTTACAACAGCGCCAGTAGCACCTGTGACTCCGGTTATTAAAACGGGTGTTATAGTTGGTCCGGTTGTTCCGGTTGCTCCTCTTAGTCCTGCAGCACCTGTGGGTCCAATAGGACCAGGAAGAAGATCTTTACAGCAATTTTTAGAATTTAAGTATGAGTTATATGAACCATAAAATAGTCGCGACATGTCTATGTGTATGTGTATGTGTATATAAAGTATATATATAAATGAATATAATATTATTTTAGGTATAATATTATTTTAGGTATAATATTATTTTAGGTATAAAATAATTTTATACTATTTTCATTACGTAGCATCATCGCCGGCGCCACCGCCATCGTCATCGCTATCTGGTAATTTGTCATCATCATTTGTACCCCCAAGTGTTTTTTGCGTATATTTATCTAAATATCGATATATTCTGTTAATATCTAACTTGGTGATTTCATAATTTTCGAGCATATTGTATATTTCATCTTCACTATGCTGTGTTTTAATATGCATAAAAAAGGAAAACATGTCTTTCTGGTCCATGGACAGCTGCTGGCAAAGTGTCTTAATAAAAAGCGAATTATTATACTCCGTACTATACTTTGTCAATACTTTTGTAAACCTGACTTCCACCGGATTAAATTTCGGTTTTTTTATAAACTGTTCATGATACAATTTATTATTATAAAATGTCTTAATAAGAGAACTCATCTCGTTGAACTGCCACGCCTGGTTCTGAAACGTGATTCGGTCGATATAGTCGGCGAAACAGATATTGTCTAGTACCGTCTGGTAAAAAGGAATAGATACCTCTTTTTTATACTTTGCAAGTACGTCGATGATATTTTCGTGCCATAAAAGCGCGACGGTTGTTCTGTCGGTCTCATTCATCAGCACCTTATGCTGATCTATCGGATAACTATTGTTTATCAAATGCTGCGTCAACTTTTTGCTGTCGTCGTTATAGCTTTTCGGCTGAAATATCGTCTCTATGATGTCATTCTGTAGAATATTGTTTTCTTCCACCGCCATCTGGTGAATCGAGACAAGTTTCCTCAAATCTCCTTGAATAAATAGTATAATATTGTCATTCAATAGTTTGTCGAATTTCAAATTCATCGATAAAAGAAGCGACGAGATTTGTTCGTTTGACGGGGTTTTTAGTTCGAATGTATGACAAACCTTCATCAGCTCTTTTATCTTCTTATTCATTTGGTAGTTTCCGATACATATAATCGGGTTAAACGACACCTCTTCTACTTTCTGCTTCTTCGTTTTCTTGGGACGTATCAACTTTATGAGCGAATTTATTCCGCTTTTGTCGCCATTATTCATCGCGTCGATTTCGTCCATGACTATGACGATTTTCTTCACCTTTTTTTCGAACATTGACATTATATTTTTATCGGACATATTGTGCTTGGTTATCGTGTCGATGATGGATTTGTTGCGAATATCTCCGGCGTCATATTTAATAATGTCGTAGTTTTGTTCGCGCAGAAGATTTACGACGAACTCTGTTTTCCCGGAGCCGGGATTGCCGTAGATATATATTCCTCTTTTTAATGTGATGTCGGTCTTGTTCTCCTGGAATCCGTCGAGAATTATTTTAATCTTTTTATATGCTTGTTCTCTTCCGAGAATAGAATTGATATTTAAATTGTTCATTTTCTATTGTATGTATGTATGTATGTTATATATTAACTATTTTATCTTTCTTTATTAAAATATTATAATTGTTTCTATGTCGATTTATGAATGTATTTTATTTTTTTGGGATTTTTATTTTTATTGTCATTCCGGGAATGAATTCCGCGATTAGAACTTCACTGCTTCGGTTGAACAGTAAACACCTTACCGAGTAACCAGAAAATAGATTTCGGGGCTTCTTCCTTGTAGTTGTTTATGAGAGTGTCGTCATTCGTAATACCATCCCATGTAATTCTATTTTTAATTGCATACTCGTATTTATTCATTTTTGTGGGCAGTTGATAACTGAAAAAACCGAAGGGGCTCGCATATTCGGCATTCTTTTTATCCGGTTTACATCGAACGTGACCATCTTCGCTCTTAGATAACTTCCAATAGTCGGGGCATTCGCTTACCATAGGAGCCCATATTTGTTTTTTATTATTTGCGCGGATTATGATAATGACAAAGACGGGTATTAATGCTAAAAATACAAAAACGGCGGTTAATACTGCCATTTTTCTAAAACTTAGGGTGACATTTATATTTGTTGAAGATGCATCCATTTATGTTTGTATAGTGAGTGGTGGTTGTTTATTATACGTATATATAAATATATATATATAATAAATAAATAAGATTTTAATTCGGGGTTAAATCGGAGGAGGCTTAATGCTTCAATGTTTTATTGTGCCTGTAATAGTTATAATAATTGGTCTTTGTTTTCTTATTGTACTTGGATTTATGGTTATTGGACTTTGACTTTGACTTACCCTTTTTATTCTTTAATGTTTTATTATTTCGCTTGGAGTTAGGTTTGGATTTTGTTAATCTTTTATTTTTTTTGGTTTTATTCTTGTTATTTTTCTTTTTGTTATTCTTGTTATTATTTTTCTTGTTATTTTTGTTGTTATTTTTCTTTTTCTTTATGATGTATTTGCTTACAAACTTTTTATAATTTTTACGGTACTTTGTGTTGTGCTTGGGGTTGGAAATGCGGTTGTTTTTTCCGCCGCCCATGCCTGCATGAACTTGAGTACGTGTATCAGCTGCTAAGCTGCTTGTACTTTTTTCTCCTTGTAATTTTTGAAATGCTTCTATTTCTTCATATTTTTTTTTAATAGATTTTTTTATAACGTCGTCGCTTAGATTTTGGTTTTCTGCTTCAAATGCTAGACTATCCACCAAATCTCCAATTTCTTGTAAGCTAAGTCTGTTATCATTTAAAAATTCCAATGATTCTCCATCGATGAATTTTTTTATTGTTATTAGAGTATAAAGACCTTCAAATCCTTTTGGATATGAAATACTCCACCTTTCATCACTATAAGACATACTAACTACAAACGTTATTACAATTTCTAAATCAAATATAGACGTACCTTGCGGCGAAGTGATAGTTATAAGTTGATTCGTTATACATTGTGATAATTCTGTATCGGTATAGTCTCTATTACGAGAATATTCTATCATTACAGAATGTACTATCATAAATGATAAAGTATTCATGTTTATCGCGCTGCTTAAAATATATAAGTTAAATGACAACTCTTGATAAAATTGCTGTTTTTTAATCTCCTCCTTTTCTAATTTTGTACGTAAAATATTTATAACTGATATAGTTGTTTCATGGTCAGATTTTTTACTTTCATATTTTGGGTTTTCAAAAAAATTTTTTATTAACAAAGTTAAATTTCCTACAATTTTGCCGATACTTTCTATACTATTACTAATCTCAGTATTTGGCAATGATAGTTCTTTAAATTTTGAGTCAGTATCGGCAAAATATTTATTCAGGTTACCTTTACTTTCATTAGCTGCTGTAATAAGTGGAGTGAACATATTATCATCAGAAAATTTTTTTGTAACTTCATTTTCATCTGTATATGAACCATTCATTAAAAATAAGTATAGATTGTAAAATTCATAAATAAAATAATAAGACGGTAAGCTAGATAAAAAATTTGTATTTTCGTTAATAACAAACAAGTTATACTGAATAAGTCCACTAAACATATTTACTAATTCAACATCACTTGGTATTTCGCCATTTTTAACAATATAACTTGTTATAATTATTTCAACCAAAGAGTCAATTGGTGTTTCTATAAATTTTTCTATGAATTTAACTACCGATTCAATAGTTAATATTTTTTTTTCAACATTAAATGTTTTTAGATTAACTTTTATTTGTACACCATCTAATGTATAAGTAGTAGTAATTTTATTGTTTATTTCTGTTAGCTGTTCATTAACCGACTTTAAATATTCAGAGAATGCCTTAAGCTCTTCTATTTTAGGTTTTAATAAAATAGATAGATAGTCTATAATATCATCAGAAGGATTATAGTCAGCATCTTCAACATCATCTTCATCATCTTCGGTATCATAATTGTCATCATCGCTATTATCTACAGTTTTAGTATGAGCATCTAGAGGAGGATTAGCATCATGAGGAGTAACAAGAGCATCTGGAAGAGGAAGAGTAACAGGAGAACTAATAGCATCTATAAGAGTAGGAGCATCACTAGCAGCAGCAGCATCTTTAGCATGTTCAACATCTTCAGTATCTTCAGGTTTAGGAGAATAACTAGTAGCAATATTTGTTAGAGTTCCTCCCCAGTGACTAAAAGTAAGCCTATTGGGTGGTATTGATATTCGAGTAGGTCTTGTTTTTAACTTTTCTCCCAGCATTGTTATAATTTTTTCTTTATATTTTCTTTTTTCTTGTCGTTGTCTTTGTCTTTGTCTTATGTTAGTTTTATTTGTAATTTTTTCAAATTTTTTTTTATTTTCAGGTCGAAGAGGAACTATAGCAACATATACGTTTTCTCCTACACCTGCGACGGCGATATAAGTACGATAACATACCGGAACGAGCTGTAATAATGCTCTTGCTGTTGTTCCAAAATCATTTGAACCAAGTATTTGACTTCGAGCATCGCATGTAAAAGCAAATGAAGCATCTCCCACTGCTTTGCCTTCTTGTATAAAAGAGCCAAATGTAATATATGGTTCAAAATTATAATTTTTAGTAGTAAACCAATTATTTTTTATTCTATTTCCACTAAAACATACTATTATAAAAGTTATAGTGCCTGGTATATCTGTAAATCCTGTTGGATAATGATCAAAATAATAAAATACAGGTGTTTTAGAAGAACCGGCTCCTGCATTTGAATAAGTATATCCTACAGTTTCAGCGGGGGTTTCCGAAAAAGTAAAAATACATCCAACAAAATTATTACCTAGTTTTAAAGTAAATAGAATTTGATTACGTAATAACTCAAAATTATGTTGACCACCTGGTAGTAAACTAGTAGCACCATGAGGAATTTGTATGCCTTGTCCGCCTTGTACCAACCATTCTGCAGTTAAAGAACTGTGCTCAATACTTGTTAATCCGTTACTATATAAATCTAAATTCCATCTTCCTAATGGGTATTTTGAATTTAACCATTGTGATAAGTTATTTCTACCACAAGAAATAGTCCGCGATGCATCATCGTATAAAGAAGACATAGTATAACTTTCGGGTAAGGGAGGAACCCTTGAATTGTCTCGTACATAATTTTTAAAACTACCTTCTACAGTTCTTTTAATTTGTGATTTTATTCTTTGTAGAACCACATCATCACCCTCACCTGGTGTTCTGTATTCTTTCATCATATCTTCTGATATTTCTACATTATCTTCATTAAAATCAATAATTACTTCTTCGGGATTACTACCTACTACCAGGGGAATAACTGTACGTCCGGATTCTGTTTGTTGACCAAAGGGAATACGAATTAATTTCCTTTGTTTTTTTTTGATTGTGCCCATATGTTTTAAATATACCGTTTGTGCAGTAATAAAATTTCTAATAGAATCAGAATAGTTAAACGAACATATTTCATCATTCTTTTCTGTTAATCGTAACAAAGCACTTCGAAATAGGGGTTGCATAGGGTCTGTACCACCTCCACTTGGTTTTGCTGCATCACCGATAACATCCTGATACGTCATGCATAAGTTATCGTGTCGTATATTTCTTTCACCTGATAACAGTTGAACTGCTTTTTTATTTTTTTCTTCTTCTTTTTTACTGTTTGATGGAATTTTTTTTTCAGGTATACTTTTCTTCACCATCCTACTATATCAAATCTCAATAATAATAAAGTAACTATACTTATATTATTATTATATATTTATTATAAAATTTACAACTAATATTACTTGCATTTATTTCTAAGTTCGGCGTTATTTGTCACTCCGTCCCATAGTATTTTCTTCCCACACACATTATTAATCCACGTCATTTTATTTTTATAATTGCTACACTCGCCCGGGTCATTTAATACAGTATATTTCGGTGGGCGTTGTAATGATCCAACTGCCGAGCTGCATGTTCCCAAATTCTTACTATTTGGCTCACAATAAAACTTCCCCCGATTAGGTCCCCTATTATATTTTCTTAATAACCAGTAATCCGGGCATGTCGACTGAACCAATGTAAATTTACTTTTCTGGTCTTGATAAATAAAATATGCAGTCATAACTAATAAAACAACAAATATAATACTCGCAATAGTTAACGTAACGCTATTGAATGACATAATTTATCTTTATCTATCT